TTAGGAATGAGATGAAAACTGCATCTTTATTTTATCACGCCTGAACGAATTACTGAACTGTTTGATTTTGGAATCAAGAGGCAAAGTCCCATGATTGGGATAGTGGCAAGAGAATCATTCAATTTATAGGGAGGAACTAGTTATGACAACCACATTTGCAGAGAGATTAAAACACGCTATGAACGAGGCCCACATGAGCCAATCCGAACTGTCAAGCAAAACGGGCATCACAAAAGCATCTATCAGCCAATATCTTTCCGGAAAGAATCAACCGAGAGAAGACAAGATTTTTCTGATGGCAGAAGCCTTGAAAGCATCTCCGGATTTCCTGATGGGCAAGGACGTGCCGCCCATGCTTCCCCGCGTATCAGTGGATAGGATCGGTACAAGGACGGCGGCGCGATGCATAGGCAAGTCTGAGCAGTTCATCCGGATCGGCTTGCAGCGCGGCATTTTACCTTTTGGAAATGCCGTGCCAGGAACCGGGCGCAAGTTTATCTACTATATTAATCCGGTTCAGTTCAGGGAGTATGTCGGGCGGGACCGCTTTGATCGGTTCTTTGGATCACAGACCGAGAGCGGGAGAAGAACATGACCATTGCAATATTAGAGGCTGTATTCGGGACGCTGGCGACAATCTTTTTCATATGGGCTTGCTGGAATGAAAAGCGGTTGATCGCATGGGAGGATAAACACCTGATCCCGTGGGCAAAACAATTGCAAAAGCGTTTCCAAAGGAGTTGCAGACAATGGATTTCAAGATAGGCGACCACGTCCGTGGGACCGCAGGCAGCCAAGGATACTACACGCAGCCCGGCGAACTGCTGGAGGCCGTTGTAACTGATCTCAACCCGGATGGAGATGTCCGGATACGTGTCATCAGGCACACAAGGTATGAGGCGAAGACGCTGCCAGAATTTGAAGTCGTGGCTGGGGAAATCGAATTAATTGAAGAGGAAGGAGGATAATGGTGAAACACGTTGTCTTGTATAGTGGCGGCCACAGTTCCGCATTGGCTGCCATAGAAACCGTCAGACAGTACGGCCCGGAAAACGTGATATTGCTGAATCACGATATTAATCCGCGCACAGAGGATGCGGATATCAAGCGGTTTAAGCGGGAAGTTGCGGAGTACCTTGGCCTGCTAATCACATACGCCAATATGGCGGACGTGAGCCAAAAAGATCATTTTGACGTGTGCGTCGAACAAAAGGCGTTTAAGTACGGGATGCAATCATCTGCGATCTGCACACGCAAACTTAAAACGGAGCCGTTCGCGCGCTGGCTATCTGGCCAAGATAGCAGCAGCCTCGAACTTGTGTATGGGTTTGACGAAACTGAGCAAAAGCGTATCGCACGGCGAACACGGATTATGGGGGAGCAAGGATACCGATGTGTCTACCCGTTAACGTCCCAAATAGAATTACGCAACATCGAAGATATCGGCATCCGTAGGCCAGATACATATAAAACGTACAGGCATGCAAATTGCATTGGATGCTTAAAGGGAGGGCGGCAACATTGGTACTGTGTCTACTGTCTGCGTCCTGATATATGGGACAAGGCCAAATGGGCGGAACAAAAAATCGGATATACCATCCTGAAAGGCACACCCTTGTCCCTACTGGAACCCATGTTTGCTGAGTTAAAGCTATGTCAATTGCAGGCAACCGAGTTGATCAAGCCGCAAACATTTTGGGCGTCAGCTAGACGGTTGCTTGCCCAAAACACAAAAACCGCCGCTCCCGACACGGCAATTGTCAGAAGCGGCACGTAAGAAAACCCGAATCAAAAAGGCGGTCCTTACAGCTACAGTGTAGCATTGGGGGCGCTGGAAGTCAAGGAGGCATATAAAATATGACCTTTGCCGAACGGGACGAACTCGCGATGGAGCTCTGGAAGGAGGGAGAAAACCATGTATTACGAAGGGATTTGCCCGGAGCGCGGAAAGCGCGTCTCCGGCGAAGACGCACCGGCTTATGCAATGGTACGTTGCGGGATCGGCCGGATGCAGGATACCCCGGAAACGCCGGAGTTCCTGACAGCCCTTGTGGATTGGTATTTCTCGGGCAACTGGATCCGGAGGGAGGGTGATCCGCATGATTCCTGACCGCGGAGTTGACTTTTACATAACCGGTACGGAAATCGTGGAAGTCCATTTCCCCAATGGGGATCTCGCTTGCCAGTGGTGCCCCTTTTGCAAGCGGAAAACCTTCCGCGGAAATACCCGCGTTATCTGCGTCAAGACCTATGAACCGCTCAATGAGATTTATGAAACCCGGCGGGGCGACGACTGCCCGCTGGCTATTCAGGAGGTGGATACATAATGGGAATCCCTGTCCTGATCCTCGGGGAATCCGGCAGCGGGAAAACAACCGGCCTGCGCAATTTTGAACCGGGGGAAATCCTGGTCTTCAGCGTGGCCAACAAGCCCCTGCCATTCCGCAAAAAACTCAATACTGTCAAAAACGCGACCTATGGATCCATCGGCGCCGCACTCAAGCAGAAGCAATACAAGCGGTATGCTATCGACGACAGCCAGTATCTGATGGCCTTTGAACTCTTTGACCGCGCGAAGGAAACTGGCTATGGGAAGTTTACGGATATCGC